TGGATAAATCAATGCTCTCACTTATGATGCGTGGCAAGCGTAAGTTTCGTTATGAACATAAGGTCAGGATCGCCAGAGTTCTTGGCATCAAGATGGAGTTTATCCAATGGCCTTATTAAAACAAGGAGAGAGAATATTATGAAAAAAATAAAATTAACTAAATGTTGCAATGCTTATTCTACATTTTTTGGCGATGAATTAATTTGTAAAAAATGTTATAAAAACGTACCACATGGCGAAGGAGATGGAACAGTAGAGGTTGACAAGAGTGGTAAAGAAATCTTAGTAACAAATATAAATAAACAGCAATATCAAATTGATTAAAGTTTATCATGTATCTTGGGCAGTGCTGATTGAAGTGACGTTCCACAACTACACTCTCTCT